GTTAATAATGCAGATGAATCTGCATATGATGCTCAACAAGAATTAAAACAACAGGCAAAAGGAGAAGCTATACAAAGAGTTAAAGAAGAATTACCAACTAAACAAGAAATAATAAATAAATTAATGGGATATAGTTGTGATTTAGAAGTTATAAAAGTTGTAAAATTTACAAAAAACAAATTAGAAGGTGGACTAAATTCTGGAAAAAATATTTGTGAAAGTGTTATTAAAAAATTAACAAAATTACAAGAAAAAATGGGAAAAGCAGCTGAAAAAATAGGAACTATAACAGCTATTTTAGCTATATTTCAAGCATTAGTAATAGCATTTGAAATATTAGTAACAGCATCTTTATTAGCATTAAATTTCTTTACATCTTTATTTGCAGCTGGTGGTGTAGAAAAAGTAATTAGTGATGCTATAGATAAAGCAAGAGGATTTATTTTAAAATACACTGAAGCTATAAAAGGTTTTACAACTAAATGTTTAAAAATATTAGGAACAGTAATGATTATTTTTAATATATTACCTAAAATATTAGCTTTATTTTCTACATTATTAGAAATGATAGTTAGTTTTTTAGATCTAATAGCACGATTATTTGCAGATTATATAAAAGGATGTATACCTGCTGGAGATCTTATAACTGATAATGGTGATGGTACCGAAACAGTTAATATAGATAAACTAAATAATTTTTTAGATAGTGAACTAGGAGAAACATCCCAACAAAAAGATGTACGTGGATCATATATTTTTGATGGTTCTAAACCACAACATAGAATTTATAAACCAAAAATAAACTAATTTTTAAAATTTTTATATTTATAACAAATAACAATTAATAACATGAAAGCAAAAACTTTTGAAAGTCTAATTAGAAAAGTAGTTAGAGAAGAAATCGATTATGCGTTACGCAGAGAAATTAAATCACTTAAAGAAGATTTACGTGATGAACTTAAACCAACTATAGTAGAACACACTGAAAGAAAAGTTGAAGTTCCACAACAATCATCTTTAAAAGAAAAAATAATGGGTAAAAAACCTATTAAACAAAAACAAAATTTTGTAAGCAATAATACATTAAATGATTTACTAAATGAAACAGCAATGGGTAATACTAATACACAAACAGCTCAATCACCTGTAAGTATGGCTCAACCTTTTGCAACAGGAGCTCCGTTACCTATGGATACAACAGGAATGCCTGATTCAGTAGCAAATGCTGTTACAAGAAATTATAGTGGTTTAATGAAAGCAATAGATAAGAAAAAAGGAAGATAACATATGCCATTAATTCAAAATATAAAAAGAATAAACCCATTAGATCTTAATAATAATGCTAGGATTGGGGTAGCTTTTCCTTTGAATGATAAAAATATGACTTCTGGTACACAAACAACTAAAGAACAACTAAAAGCTAATCTTTTAAATTTATTACTTACAGTACCAGGTGAAAGATTAAATCATCCTACTTATGGTATTGGTTTAAAAGGACAATTATTTGAAAATAGTATAGATGAGGTTACATTACAAGAAAATATAAATGGACAACTAGCATTTTGGATTCCTGAAATAATAATAACTGATATTTCTTTAAAACAAAATATAGACCAATATAGAGTTTCTCTTACATTAACATATTCGATTACATTAGATGAAACAGAAGACTCAATACAAATAAATTATAGTTAAAATGGCTTACTCAAAAGTATCAAATAAAACACAAGATAAAGATATAAAATATCTAAGTAAAGATTATAATTCTTTTAAAGACCAATTAATGGACTTTGCAGAAGTATATTTTCCTAATAATTTTAATGATTTTAGTGAAGGTAATCCAGGTATGATGTTTATGGAAATGGCAGCTTACGTAGGAGATGTTTTATCATATTATACAGATACACAATTACAAGAATCTTTTTTATTATTAGCTAAAGAAAAAGAAAATCTATTTAATTTAGCTTATGCTATGGGTTATAAGCCTAAAGTAATAGATGCATCTAGTGTTGATTTAGAATTATTTCAATTAATACCTTCAACAGGAACTAGTGGAGACTATCAACCTGATTTTAATTATTGTTTACAAATTAACCCAAATTCAACATTTAATTCTACTGAAGGTTCTACTTTTTATATTAGTAATGAAGTAGATTTTAAAGTATCTTCAAGTTTTGATCCAACAGAACTTAGTATATATCAATATGATAGTTCAAATAACCCTGAATATTATCTTTTAAAGAAAAGAACAAAAGCAATATCTGGGCAAGTTAAAGAACAAACATTTACATGTGGTGCAGCAGAAGCGTTTAAAACATTAACTTTATTTGATACTAATATTTTATCTATAGAATCTATAAAAGACACAGATGGAAATGAATATTATGAAGTACCTTATTTAGCACAAGATATAATTTTTCAAGAAGAAGAAAATGTAGGAACTAATGATCCTGAATTATTAGGATTTAATGGTGAAACACCTTATTTACTTAAAATAATAAAATCATCAAGAAGATTTGTTTCTAGATTTAAAGCAAACAATCAATTAGAAATACAATTTGGGGCAGGTAATAGTGATAAAGCAGACGAACAAATAATACCAAATCCCGATAATATAGGTTTAGGAATTAAAGATGGAAGAAGTAAATTAGACACAGCATATGATCCTTCAAACTTTTTAATGACTAAAGCTTATGGTCAAGTACCTTCTAACACAACATTAACTGTAAAATATTTAGTAGGAGGAGGAATAACTTCAAACGTAAATGCTAATACAATCACAGAAGCAGACACACTACTTATTTCTAATAATCCTAATTTAAATGGTTCATTACTTAACTTTGTAAAAACATCAGTAGCTGTAAATAACCCAGAAGCAGCTAAAGGAGGAGGTGATGGTGATTCAATTGAAGAAATTAGAGAAAATACAATGGCCCAATTTGCTACTCAACAAAGAACTGTAACTAAAGAAGATTATATTATTAGAACTATGAGTATGCCTTCTAAATTTGGTAGAGTAGCTAAAGCTTATATAGTTCAAGATGATCAAATTTCCCCTTTATCTAATGAATTTAATAGAATTCGTAATCCATTAGCTTTAAATTTATACACTTTAGGATATAATAATAATAAAAATTTAACAAATCTTAACACAGCTACAAAAACAAATTTACAAACATATCTTGAACAATATAGAATGCTAACAGATGCTGTTAATATTAAAAATGCATTTGTTATCAATTTTGAACTTGATTTTGAAATTATAGTATTTAAAAATTATAATAATAATGAAATAATATTAAACTGTGTAGCTGAATTACAAGAATATTTTAATGTAGATAAATGGCAAATAAACCAACCTATTATAAAATCAGAAGTTGAAAATTTATTATCATCTGTAGTAGGAGTACAATCAGTAGAAAAATTAACATTTACAAATAAAAGCGGAACAGCTTTAGGTTATTCACAATACAAATATGATTTTGAAGGAGCTACAAGAAAAGGAGTTATTTATCCTGCTTTAGATCCAAGTATTTTTGAAATTAAAAATCTAAACACTGACATTAAAGGACGTGTAACAACATACTAATATGGCATACTATTTTATATTTCCCGAAAAAGACGCTACAATATACAGTCACCCTGATAGAACTAAATTAAATACAGGTCATGATGAAATTTTAGAAATCGTTAAAGAAAAAGGTAGTTCAGATTCAAGATATTACCCATCAAGAGCTTTAATTAAATTTAAAAATGAAGAAATAAAATCCACTATATCTGATAAAATAGGTTCATCTATTTTTAATAATGGAACATCAAAAGTAGCTTTACAATTATTATCATCAGAACATAAAAATTTAGAATCTACTTTAAATTTAGAAGTATTTGCTATATCACAATCATGGAATGAAGGAACAGGAAGATTCTCTAATTTACCAATAAGTTCAAATGGTTGTTCATGGATATATAGAGACAATGATATTGCAAAAACACAATGGTTAACTGCTAGTTTTGCCGTAGCTTCAACAGGTTCTATAGAAGCTTCTGGAATTACTAAAGGAGGAGGAGTTTGGTATACAGGTAGTGCTTTTCAAGGATCACAACAATTTTTAAATAGTGATAGTTTAGATACAAACATAAATGTAACTTCTATAGTACAAAAACATTCAGCAAGTTTATTTGCTAATAGTACTTATCCCACAGGAATAACTAATCATGGTTTTTTAATAAAACAACCAGATTCTGTAGAACAAGATACATCTAGTAGTTTTGGAGAAATAAAATATTTTTCAGTAGATACTCATACAATTTATCCACCAAGATTAGTTTTTAAATGGGATGATAGTTTACATTCTAAACAATCATCTGCAAAACAAAATGGTGAATTAAGTGTTTCATTATATAGAAACCAAGAAGAATATAATCAGAATGATGAAACAACTTTTAGAATACATGTTAGAGATAAATATCCAGTTAGACAATTTGCTTCTTCATCTAATTATTTAAACCCAGGATATTTTACAACAGCTTCATGTTATAGCGTAAGAGATGCACACACAGAAGAAGAAGTTATACCATTTGACACTACATTTACAAAATTAAGCGCAGATAATGAAGGAATGTATTTTAAATTATATATGAAAGGTTTGCAACCTGAAAGAAATTATAGAATATTATTTAAACATACAAATAACGAAGGAACAACAGTATACGATAATAATTATCATTTTAAAGTAGTTAGATAGTGGCTAAAAATAATCAAATACAATTTCAATCTATTCAACCTATTATAGAAGATAATAAGCCCAATTTTTCTAAACCTACAGGAACAAAGGGTAATTATATTTTAGATAATGGTGGAAAACCAGTTTCACCTATTAAAAAACCTTTTGAGGGCGAATTAATAGAATTACAAAAAAGACATTATGGACAAAATAATATAGGTGAATTATTAGATAGAGGTTTTTCTGAAATAACAAAAACAAAAGAACGTATTTCACCTAATAACTTTTTTAATTTATATCAAGAATTATTTTATGATATTCCTAAACAAGGAAAAAGATCACACACTTTTTTAATTGAAGAAAGTACAAAATACATAGGTGGATATGAAGATCCTAAAGAAAATAAAATACAAAATTTAATAGATAAAATAGTAGATTTAGAAACTACAATGATACAAACACCTACTGAACATCCTTTATTTAGAAATGGAACAGCTATTAGAGCAGGTGGTAAATTAGGTATAATGCAAGAAGGAAGATTAAGAAGAGTATCTAATTCAGGTAATCCTTCACCCTTTACTCAACTTAAAAAAACATTAGGAATAACAAATGCTGATGGAAAACCTTTAACGGGAGAAGATAGTTGGACTAGAGTTACAGAACAAACCTGGGATTCTTTACCAAAATGGCCAGAAGGAACAGCAATTAATGAATCAGCTGATTGGAGTTTATCATTAGCACAATTTAATAAAGCAGCAAGTAATATAACTATATTAACTGAAAATATAAAAATATCAGAATTAGACAGAGCAGAAATTAATTTTTTAATGTCAGAATTACAAAATAAAACACCTTTTGAAGGTATAACAATAGAAGATAGTTTATCTGGAAATGTACCTCCTGAAGATTTAACACCTTTTGGAGTACCTGGAGATAAAGATGGCGATATAAGAATTTATTATAATGGTGGAGAATTTGGAGACGCAGGAAAAATTAATTGGAAAAATATAATGAATAATATTATAGCAAAGCATGAAGCTAAAGATAATAAAGGTATTTATGGTTTAGGTAACAATATATATCCTAAAAGTATGATATCTGGTCATCTTTCCCAAGGTGAATATAGACTAGAAAAAAACAGAAGACGAGAAGAAGTAAATGACTATTTATCTTCAGCAGCAACAGGAGCAGCAATTGGATCAATGTTTATTCCTGGTGTTGGAACACTACTAGGAGGACTTATTGGAGGAGGAATAGCAGGAGGTGCACCTATTTATAATCCTACCATTAATAATCTTTATTATAATCAACCTCAAGAATATGGCGTTGATTGGAAAAGCCAAACAGTTGAAGATTTAGAAGACTTACAAGCTGAAATAAGAAATAGAAAATTTGAACGATACTATTTTCAATTTGATTCAGAAAGAAGTTTACAAACACAAACTATAGAAGGAATAGCAGTATCAACAGGTCAATTATTTTGGGTAAAAGACCCATCATCTACCTATCAAGATTGGGCAGTAAGACAAGTTCAAGAAGAAATAGATAATCATATTAATGAATATAGTAATAAGGGTAAATTAAGCAATTTAGAAGATCAAATAAGAGGATACTAATATGAGCCATAATAATCAATTTAATATAACAGATATATCATCAGAAGTAAAATTAAGTTTTGACACTACTTCTTTTAGAGACTTAAATAAAAGATTTGGTAAATCTGAAGATTATTTAGAATTAAAAATCCACACTTTAAATGATGAATTAATTTCTACAATTGGGATTGGAAATGCATTTTATAGATTATTAAACAAAGATAAAGATGGTTTATCAAATGAAATAAAAATAGACTTTAATAATTTACTTAGACTTAATGGTTTTAGTGTAGGTAAATATAAATTAAAACTATGTGTATACAGACCAAAAATATTTAATGGTACATCTTTTAATCTAAAAGAAATATCTCCTTCCCGAAGAGAAATAAGAGCTATATCTGATGGAATTAATAATAAAAGTTTTGATTTAGGAGTAAAAAATTATATTTCAGAAAGGGATAGTACTCCATATTTTAAAGACTTTATATTAAAATTTCCAAACACAGAAGCTGTTGGTATTAATCTTTTATTAAATGATTTAGTATCTAAACATGAGTTACTTATAAAAACTTATGAACCACTTCCACCTTCTATATCATTAAAAAATTCTTTTAGTATTATAGAAGAAATAATAGATCCTCTATTTTTAATAGTAGATTTAAACTTAGACCTAACAGGTATAGGAGATGAACAAGATGGAAATCAGTTTTTACAACCTAATTTCAATATAGATACTAGAACTAATAGTAGTATTCCTTCTTCTTATAAAGATTTTAATAATGTACTAAATTATAGTTTAACATCTTCATATAATAATCTTTTAAATCAATTAGAAAATAGGGATATTCCTGAAATTTCTTATGATTATGTTAGACCTGTATCTTCTAGTACTGAAACAATAGATATACCTTCTCATTTTGAAAATTTTGTACATTTTGGTAGTGCCACAGAACGTTTACATAATTTTAAATATAAATTAAGCTTAATAGAGTTATATGACACACAATTAGGAAAAATAAATACTATTACAGGTAATGCTTCTGCTTCTTCTTTTACATTAACTAATAAAGAAGACATAAATATTAAAAAACAAAATGTTATAAAAAACTTTGATGGATATGAAAAATTCTTATACTTTACAGAAGGAACTAATCTATATACTTGGCCCAAATCATCAACAAGTTATCCTTTTCAATTATACCCTACAACATCATCACAAGCAATTAATTGGTTAGGAGAAGAAGGTTATGGTACTTCTGTAGCAAATGGACAATTACATTCAGCATCTAGATATGATAATGATAATCCATATAATTTAGAAAAATTAATCCCTAATCATATAGTAGAAAATGGAGAAAATAATTTTTATTTATCTTTTGTTAATATGATAGGGCAACATTTTGATCATATATGGACTCATATAAAACATATTACTGAAGTAAATGATACACACCATACAAGGGGGGTTTCAAAAGATTTAGTTTGGTATCAATTAAAAGCTTTAGGTATAGATGCTTTTGACCAATTTGAAAATTCTAACTTAATAGAATATATATTAGGACAAGGTACAACAGGTAGTTTGTTTTATGATACACCTACTAACCAAACACTAGTAACAGCATCAAATGCTGGTTCAGTAGCTAAACAAGACATAACAAAAGAAGTTTGGAAACGTTTATATCATAATGCACCTTATCTTTTAAAAACTAAAGGAACAGAAAGAGGAATTAGAGCATTAATGGCTTGTTATGGTTTACCTTCAACTATTTTAAATATAAAAGAATATGGTGGTTCAACACCCATATCAGGTCTTGCTTTAAAAGATGTAGATCCAGCTGATTTTTATAAAACATTTACTTATCAAAAATCAAGTTTAGCTTTAAAAATAACATCATCATTAGCTACTAATGATTATATAGTTCGTTTTCCTTGGAAAACAAATAACATAGCAGGACGCACATCTAAAACTGTAGAATTAAGAATTAAACCAGTAAAAGGCAATGAAGGTATAGCTTTAAGTTTAGGTGATACTACTGCTGATGCTAATGGATTACAATTAACTTTAGATAAATATGAAGGTAATGATATAAGTTCAAGTAATGATGCATCTACATTTGGTAGAATTCAGTTAAAACAGGGATCTAATCTTAGAGCATCTACTAGTTATTTTCCTTTATATAATGGTAATTTTTGGAACCTACATTTAATGGGAACAGGAACAGATGTTAATTTTGGAGCTTATCAAACTAACCACCTAAAAAATACATTTAAACATACAGGCACTTGGGATGGAAATAATTTTGCTAATACTTTTGGAGCTAATTCAGGAGCAGGAAGAACGTATGTTTATGGTGGAACAAATGGATATGAAGGTTCAATTCAAGAATTAAAATGTAATTGGGGGGAAGAACTTACAGATACAACACTTACAAAACATTCACTTGAACCTTTTATGTATAGTGGTAATTCAATTTCATCTTCATTTAGTAATGTAATTATTAGATTACCCTTAGGAAGTACTGATGTAGAAACTTTAGAAAACCACCCACCAGACATTTCACTTATAAAGGCTAACACAATAGCAGATACTACAGGAGGTACAGTTTATGAAGAAATAGTAGAAGATCACCATTTACCTACACCTGATACAGTAGGTAGATCAATGACAAGTGAAAAAGTTAGAATTGACACAGGTACTGTAGATGATAATATATTACAACCATTTACTAAAGGAGAAATATCAACATTAGATAGACAACCACAAGATTTTAGTGATTTAGGTATACATTTTTCTCCTACAATGGAAATAAATGAAGATATACTTTACACTTTAGGCTCATTTAGGTTAGATGATTATATAGGTTCACCTTTACCATCAGCTCAATCATCTTCCCAATATACAGATTTAAAAGAAATAAAAGATTATTATTTTAAAAAAGTGCATCTTAGATATAATTATTGGGATTATATAAAACTAATCCAACATGTAGATCATACACTATTTAAAATAATAGAAAAATGGGTCCCTTGGAAAGCAAACACTAAAACAGGTTTATTAATTGAACCACATTATTTAGAAAGAAATAAATTTCAAAGAACAATGCCTGTAAGAAGTGATGGTCAAACAATGACTACAGGTCTACATGGAGCTATTAATGCAGAAGTAAAAGGAGAAACTATAAACGAACTATATAACTTATCTAACAGTTCAGTAGTAACTACTAATAATTTATTATCTACATTAACTAATGAACAAAGAACAGAACAAGGAACAAATGGTAATATTAATATTTTTGATAATTATACAAATCCTTTTTTAAGAGATGCTAATTTTGAAAATAATCATTCATCACAAGCTCCCATAAATCCTCACCCAACTACTGGAAAACCAGATGGATATATTTCTCATAATTCAAATGTTTTATTAGGAAATGCAACTAAAGGAAAAATATCTAGTAGGTATTATAGAACATTAAGAAATGGTAAAGAAACTGACTTTTAATTATGCCACAAACACCTAATATAAATTATTACACAGGAGATGTATCAGCAGATACTTCAGTTAGTAAAAGCTATGATGTTGAATTTAATGATGCAATAGTAGACACTAGATTTTGGAAAGCAAGATCAGAAGGAACCCAATTAAAAGGATCTACAATAAATACATTCACAACAGGAGACATAACTTATGGTAAACTCCCTGTAATAGAAAATAAAATAGCAGCTTTATATGTAGGGACTACTGTTATAGGAGGAGATGATGAAGACCCTTCTAGAACATCTATAGTAGGACATAGTTATATTACTATAGATAGGATTTTATTAATTGATATAGAAACAGACGAAGTCCAAATAGTAAATAGACAAAGCATAATAGATATAAATACAGGAACTGTAGGAGAAGAAAAAGCTTTTAAAAGATATATTACAAGAGACTTTTTTGAAGGATCAGAAGTAAATATGAGGTTAATAGATAAAACAGTACAAAATTCTTTAAAAACATCTCATTTTGTAAAATTCAATAGAGGATCATTAATGAAAATTTATGGATATACAGCTAATGAAAATGGTTTTGAAGATGGTGTATTTGGAGGCCATGCTATAAGAAATAATGTAGGAGATGTTTACACAGGAAGCCTAGAAGGTCCAGGATTATTTGGATATGGTATGACAGCAGCTGCAAGTCAATCTTTATTTACTAGTTCATTTAGTTTTGTAGGATCTTTACCTAGTGAATTAAATGATTACACAGGTGATTTAAATTTAACAACAATGAGTTCAGAATTAGCTCCATTAACAGCTTCAGTAGGATTTACATTCTCAGGAAATTTAGTAGCTCAAAACGTATCAAATAACCCAAGAAATTAATATGGCAATAGCAGGAAGTATTAGCAGTTACAAACCTTTAAAATCAGCGGGGAATATAAAAGCATTTTATGATGATGTTGTTTATTGGGAAATAGCTAAAAATAATAATAAATTCTATGTTACTTTTATGAAAGGAGAATATGCACTCCCCAATAATAGACAAGAATCTATTGGTACTATGGAAATTAGTCACCCCCACACTGCCTTAGGATTTAATGACTCAACAGGGTCATTTAAAACAGGTTTTAATAGAGTATCAGCTAAATCAACAGCATTTTTACAAAATGTAGAATCTTCTTCGGTAGGAGCAAGTACAAAAAATAGTCACAACTATAATGGTTTTATTCCAATAACAGAATTAGGAGGAATAAGAGATTATAAAACTACAATAACTTCATCAATATCAACAGAAAGAACATACACTTATGAAATACATGATTCTGTACTTGGATCTACAACTACTACAAGAACAATAAATGCTGCTTATTTTTATCCTTTTTCTAGTCATCAATTATCTGTTTTAAGAGATGAACCTACTTTAATAGTAAATATGGATAAAGAAAGTGAATTAAATGATGGTTTAGGTGATGCTGGGTTTGTATTAATACCACAAAACTGTCATGAAAAAGTAAAAAACAACGTAGAATATTATTTAGAAAAAGCAGGTTTAATTGAAAAAACAACTAAATTTAAAAATCAATCACCAAGAAGATAATATTTTTTAAAAACATATATATTTATAACAAAATACAATAACAATGGGATACTTAGACAATACTTCAATAACAGTAGACGCTATATTAACTAAAAGAGGACGTGAATTACTTTCTCAAGGAGGTTTAGGAGCATTTAACATAACACAATTTGCTTTAGGCGATGATGAAATCGACTACACTTTATTTAATGAAGACCACCCTAATGGTTCCCAATTTGCGGGTGAAGCAATTGAAAATATGCCTTTAATTGAAGCTATACCTGATGAAGGAAATATAATGCTTCATAGATTAATTACATTAAATTCAGGAACTTCAAAACTACCAATAGTAACAGCTAATGTACCTAAAATAACATTAAATTTAGGAGCTTCATTTACTTTAAGTCCTTCAACACTTAATTTTAATGATATTAGCGCACAATCAGAACCAGGAGGATATTTATATACAATAGCAGATAGAAGATTATTATCTAGTTTTGGTGGTCAAACATCAACAGCTAATCTAACAGCAAGATCTTCATTTAGTCAAACAATAGCAGGTAGTAATTCTATAAACTTAACAGCACTTAATAGTACATCATTATTTGGTAATAATAGTAAATTATTAACTACTTTAACAGTAGAAGGAAGAGACACAGGAGCAAGAGTAACAATACCAGTAGAAATAAGTAAAACTCAGCAAGGATTACAAAATGTTCAAGCTCAAACAGGTATAACATTAAAATAAAACAATATAAAATATGTCATTCGTAAGATTCGCACAAACAGATATAGTAAACGACACAGCAAGAATAACAACTTCTACGTGGACTAATAACACAAATGAATTAACATCAGCACATTTAACTTCATCAACACAAGCAGTTTTTACATCACCAACAAGTTCGGGAGCACATTTTATAGAGGTTTACAATGCTGATCCTGCTTCAGATACAACTGCAGAAGTACAATATGCTGTAGCTTATGGTCATAGATTAGGATCTGGTTCTGAACACTTTACGCATGCTGTAGGGGGGTTTGGAAAAAGCCCATCAAGAAATATATACAGTCAATATAGACAATTAGTATTTGGTTCAGAAACATCTGATTTTAAATTTACAGACCACACACCAGATGATATTTATGTAATTAATGTAAATAGATCTAGATATAAACATAATTTAAAACCAGGATCTTTAAACCTAAAAATAGGAACTCAAATACTAACAGATGATTCAATTACTTCAACAGGTTCTTCAACAACTACAAATGCTGGTAGACAATTTAATATAGTATCAGGTTCAAATGGAGTAAGATTTGGTTCAAGCAATGTTAGTGTTACTAATAGTGGATCATATGGTTTCTTTTATCCAGATTCTGGATTTATAGTTCTGAATGCAGACTGTTTAGATGCTACAGTAGCAGATGGTGGTTTAGCATTAGCTACAGATGTAACTACAAATAACCAATCAGACAATCATCTTAAATTTTTAAATAAAATACACACAGGAGCTAGCTTTATAGTTGATAGTGAAGAAAAAGTATCATCAACTTATTATTTTGCTAGAGCAAGAAATTTTGAATTTAATTATACTACAAATCCATCATTTATAGATAATAATGGAAATGTGTTATTAAATTCAATGATTGACAATCCTACATCTTACATAACAACAGTAGGAATGTATAATGATAATGGTGATTTATTAGCAGTAGCTAAATTAAGTCAACCAGTTACTAAAGATTTTACAAAAGAAGCACTTATTAGAGTTAAATTAGATTACTAAAATGTCATTTGAATGTCAATTGTATATAAAAAATTTACACCACAAGATTACGCAATAGTTCCTTTTAATGCTCACAAACAATATAATTTTGTATCATCTTCAGCTTCTTCTAATTCAATAAATCATTACACAGGAAAATGGACCTCAGAATCTATAGATTTACATGGTCCAGGGGCTATAAAATATAGTCAAATAGATAATTTATTTTATAGAAATTTTAATAAAATTCATAATGTATCAACTGGCGAAAAATATTTTGGTCATGATGATTTAAATTATTTAAAACACCAAAGAAAATTATATGAACATTTTAGGGTATTATCTATCCCTATGGGTTTGTATGGACATGAAATTAAACCAGGATCTTTTTATTTGTCTTCAAGTGCATTTGAAGTTATAGATGATGGATATGGTAATCTTGTAAGATATGATCAAAAAGATCTTATAGACACTAATTATGAAACAGATGTACGTTCACGTGTTTTAGATATAGGACCAGTAAATGGTTTTAAACGATATGATTTAAATGTTTACGATGGTTATACTGTTGATGGGGTAGACCAGTATTTTTATTTAGATGGTGTTAAAAGGATAAACCCTATTTCTTCATATAGTACACCAGAAGGAGATGAATATGATGACAGTTATTTTCATAATTTACTTCAATATAAAAACGTTAATTTTTCATCACAAACATTAAATGGTGGTAATTTTCCTTGTATAGATTTTAATGATACAATATCACCTTCTATAAAAGTAGGTCATAAAGGAGACTTTAATTTTAACCCAGGAGATGATTTTACTATTTCATTTTGGACAAATGTAAAACCTCCTACTGTAGGACAATTAACAATTAATACTAATAATATAACAGCTTCTGCTGCTGGTAATGAAAATTTAACATTAATATCTTCAGATGGAACTACTGTAATTTATAGATGCACAGCAGGTGCTAATGCATCAAATTTAGGTTCGGGGATAACATCTATTCAATGGAAAATAGCCCAAGCTACTGCAAATAAAGATAATGTAAAAGCAACAAATTTAGCTAATGCTATTAACGGTTCTACAGGCCATAATGGTAAATTAGTAGCAACAGCTGTCAATGATGTTGTAACTATAAAACAATTAGATACCCCTCCTACAATTGGTACTATAGGAAATACAACAGTAACAGCAACAGCTCAATTTAACCAAAAAGTAGATGGATCAGTCTCATCAACATTTACTTTAGGAACAGATATAGATTATTATTTAATTTCTAAAAGTACAACTAAAGAAGCAAATCCAGGTAATTTCCCTAAATTACATAATTCAGCTTCTAACCCTTATAATACACCTTATGAAATAGAAGCAGAACCTCAATTTCCTTTTGAAATATATACTTTTAATAAAGAAATATTTTTTAGAAGATCAGACGGTAAAATTACTACTACTTATAGTGCATCTTACACACCAGGTACCCAACAACACATAACTTGTAGATGTAAAGATTCCCAAATGGAAATTTTTATAAATGGTGTAGGGACGGGAATTTCAGGATCAGATAATATTACAAAACAAACTCAAAATACAGCTAATGTTTATATAGGTAGTAAAGGTGGTAAAGAAAAATATTTAAGTGGTTCTTTAAGCCAAATCCAAATATACAATAAAGCAATAACAAATACTCAGATAGGATTTCATTTAAACCATGGTAATAGTTCACCTTACATTGGGAATATATTTTATAAAAATGGGTTTGTAACAATAACTCTTCCTAAATATTTAGGTATGTTAGATACCACAAGTACTGGTACTATAAATACTTTACAATTTCAAGGTTCACACCAAATCTATGAACATGAATACCAATGTACAGTTGAAGAACATGAATTTAATAATACAACAAATATTTCAGCAAGAAAAATAGGATCAATAAATGAAGAAGAAATGGCTACTTTTCAAACAAGCTCAGCTTTTAAACCTTATGTTACTACAATTGGTCTATATAATGAAAATAATGAATTATTAGTAGTAGGTAAAATGGCTCAACCTATAAGAACATCAAACGAAACTGACACTACTTTCGTACTTCGCTGGGATACCTAAAATAGCCTTCGTACATTGTGTATATGCAATGGTACTATCAAAACAAACAAATTAATGAAATAAGTGACCTCCCAGAAGGAGCATTTGGTTTCATTTATCAAACAACTCACATTCCAACAGGAAAGAGATACATTGGTAAAAAGTCTTTAATTTATAATTTAAAGAAAAAATTAGGTAAAAAAGAAAAAGCCCTATGGGAAGGTAAAGGTCGTCCACCAGTATACAAAAGAGTATTAAAGGAAAGCGATTGGAAAACTTACTATGGATCACATGCGTTTATTAAAGATGCAAATGATGATGATTTGGAAAGAACAATTTTACAAGTGGCTTATAATAAAAAAGAACTTACATACCTAGAATGCAAATACCAATTTATATTAGAGGTTTTAGAAGATAAAAAATATCTTAATGATAATATATTAGGTAAGTTTTACGATAGAGACTTTAGATGAAAGAAGATTTATTAAAACAGTTATTAGAATCAATTTTAGGTAAAAGTAAGTCAGCTCGTGGAGGAGATGAAGCTGTATTTACTTGTCCTTCTTGCAACCACCATAAGAAAAAATTAACCCTAAATTTATCAACCCAAAAATTCCAATGTTGGGTTTGTGGTTATAAAGGACACAGAGCATTCAAACTACTTAAAGCAGTAAGTGCATCACCAAAAGCATACGAAATTTTAAAAGACATTGACTCTCAATACAGTTTTAGAAAACAAACTACAGTTAAAGTACCATCGGGTTCCTTGCAATTACCATCGGGAGTAACGCCTATTATGTCGTCTTCAGCGATATTGTCGAAACACGCGCTACATTATTTAAATCAACGAGGAATCACACCCCAAGATGTAGTTAAGTATGATTTACATTATTGCGAACAAGGCGACTTAAGAAACATGGTTGTAATACCTTCGTACGATAAAGATGGCTTTTTAAATTATTATGTTGGTAGATCATTTGATAAAAACGCGTATATTAAACATAAGTTGGCTTCCAGTACCAAGGATATAATTGGGTTCGAAATGTATATAAACTGGGATTTACCCATTATTTTATGCGAAGGTGCATTTGATGCAATGGCTATAAAACGTAATGCGATTCCTTTATTTGGTAAACGAATTTCTGATTCTTTAATGAAACAAATAATTAAATCAAATGTTAAAAAAATATATCTTGCTTTAGATGAAGATGCTCTTAAAGATGCTTTTAAACACGCTGAAACACTTATGGGCTACGGAAAAAAAGTTTATCTTATAGAAATGGATGATAAAGACCCATCTGAATTAGGTTTTGAAGCTTTCACAAAATTATTACACAATGCGACAAAATTAACAGCTTCTGTGTTAATGAAAAAGAAATTAGCCTTGTCGTAAAGGTTTATATTTATTACAAAACTATATAGTTAATGGAAAGAATCGCGCTTTTACCTGGAGGATTTAAACCTCCCCATGCTGGTCATTATAATATGGCTATATGGTTAGCTCAAAATACTGATGCTAAAAATGTAATAGTAAAAATTGGTGCTAAAGAGCGAGATGGTATTACAAGAGAAATTTCTTTACAATTATGGGATCTTTATCTTAATAATGATCCAGATCCAATTTCTAAAAAAATAACAGTAGTAGCTTCAAATTCAAATTCCCCAGTACAAGACGTGTATGATTTTGTAGAAAATGAAGCCCCTGAAGAATCTACAATTTATTTAGGAATGGGTGAAAAAGATATAAATGACGCTCGTTTTAAAAACATTAATAAATTTGCAGAACCAAGAGGAATTAAATTTGAAACAACTTTAGTACCACCCCAAGCAGGAGGTGTGTCAGGTACTAAAATGAGAGAATTTATTAAAAATGGTAATAAAGAATTATTTCAAAAATTTATTCCTAATTTTTTAGAAGACGAACAAAAAGATAGAGCATGGGAATTAGTTTCATCATTAGAAGAAATGATGATGGGTACAATGAATAATCAAGAAAAAGCTAAACATGCTAAAAATCTTAAACGTCTTAAAAAAGACACAGCTAAACAAGGAGATCAGTATATGGAAGTACCTGATTATTTAAAAGGCACTTTAAAAAGAAAAACTAAACGAATGAAAAAAGAAGCTACATTCACTAAAGCATGGTGGAAAGAAATTATCAATGAAATACTACTAACAGAAGGTGGAGCAGCAGGGCACATGGCCCACCCATTTAATTTACCAAATGTAAACAATGGTAAATCATTATTAGATGTATTTGAAAAGTCAGCTGACTCATTAGATAAAAAACCAGGTGCTATAAAAATAGACGGTGTAAATAGTTCTATTAGACTAATAGATGTAGATGGTAAAAAACAATTTGTAATGGATAGAGGTTCTAAAAAAGAACTTGATTTAAAAGGAATTACAAAGGATGATTTACTAGCTAGATTTGGTAAAGGTCATGGAATGGTTAAAATAGGAGGAGAAGTATTAGATATGTTTAATGAAGCATTACCTGCTATTCAAAATGATCTTAGAAAATTAGGTGCATTTGATGACCCAAACATACTATTTAATATGGAGTATGTTAGTGGAAAAACAAACGTACAAGATTATGGTTCTAATTTTATTGCAATTCATGGTTTAAATAAAATAGAAAGTAAAGAAGTACAAGGTAAAAGAGGACCATTAACTAAACGAGTGTCTTCAGAAGTATCTTACAGCAAAGATGATTTACAATCATTATTAAACAACTTAAAACCTACAGCTAAAAAAAGAGGCTACGAAGTTTATGGATCTGTACCTACAGAATTAAAAAATAAACCTAATTTTAGTAGCGCGTTGTCTAAAAATTACACAGTTAATTCAGGTGAATCGTCAGAAACAAAATCTTTAGGACAGTGGTTAAATTCACTAGACAATATCCCTGAAGAAGATTTTATATTTATGAACGTAGGATACAAACCAGACAGTAGTACTGTAAATAATAAAAAAGTAGGCGCTGTATCTAAACAAGTTTATCTAGCTATTCTTAATGGAGAAAACATAGATGGATTGTTTGACGACGCTGAAGACAGAAAAAAAGCAGTACAAGGATTTACAACGTATCTTGCAACTGAAAAATTAGGAGATGAAGTACTTAAAGTATTAGATTCACCTATGGGTTCCGCTGACAAACACGAAGGTGTAGTAATTAGGGATGAAAGCATATCTAAAGTTCCTTTTAAAATCACTGGAAAATTTATATTAGGAGGTATGGCCTCAGATTTTTAAAAAATAAAAAATGGACATTAAAAAAAGAATTCAAGAATTATCATTAGACCAAAAAGCTAAATTATATTTTATGGGTCTAGTTAGAAAAGGGGTAATAGATACATTACCTGAAGACCCAAAAGCAGCTTACATTAAAGACATGATGGATAAAGAAGATCTAGATGAAATGCAAATGGTAAATAAAGAAACAGGTGAAGATGTTACTAAATATGTATTACAACTTTTACAAGGAAAAATTTCTAAAGAAGAATTTGAAAAAATTACTAGACTTAAAAAAGAAGCTAGAGACGAAGAAGATGAAGAAAACGACAGAAATCTAGCTTCAGATGATATCCCAGACAGTTTAAGAGAATTATCTACTGAATTAGGATATTTACAAGAAGAAAAAAATTGTGGTTGTGGAAAAAATCCTTGTGAAACATATGGTAATATAAATGAAAAAAAAAGTTATCAAAATTTACCTTACACTTATGAAGTCCTATTAGACGATTTAGATTTTGAAACACTTAAATCATCTTTTCCTGAATATTACCAAAATGAAAAATTTATACGTCCTCAAACAGGTGAACCTTATTATAGCGATAATATTTCATTTCCTAATTTAGATGATAGTATGAGTCAAATAGGAGATCCAGAAGCATTAAAAGATTGGAAGGATAAAGTAAGAAGACAATTTGGAGACGTTATAATTAAATTTAATAATAAAGCAAAAAATTGGTTTGACAAAGTATTTGTAGATGATTTTGAATTTAATTATGCAAAAGAAAAATTTATTAGAGGAAAAAAGTCTGCTATGAAAAGAGATCAAAAATTAGGTAGAAGTATAGATTAAAACAAGTTATGAAACAAAAAGTACAAGGATTAAATAAAGAGTTTAAACAAACAGACGTAAATAGAATGCGTAACCTAATAAAGGGTAAAGCAAATGCGTCTACGGGTATACAAATAGGTTACAAAAAAGAAACTAAAGATTACAAAGAGGGCGATGTTTGGATAGAAGGAAGAAAAACATGGACAATTAAAAATGGTATTAAACAAACAGTATCAAAATTAGATATAATTAAAAAAGAGGTTTTTATGCCTTTAAGTTGTCCTTGTTGTGGTAAAATAATGAAAAAAAGATTAGATAAACCAAATTATAAAATACATAAAAAATGTCATGATTGTGTTATAGAATTTGAACATAAATTAAAAAATAAAGGTGAATATAAAAATTACATTAAAAAACTTGAAGTAAAAAATTCACTTGATATAGTAAATGAAATGGAGTCATATTTATTAGATGCAATAAACACATCAAATTCAAGTTTTGTGTCAGAAGATGGTGTAGTTGAAAAATGGAATGGTGGTATTAATAAAAAAGAGTGGAATCAAAAAGTAAAAGAAGCTACTAAAATACGACGTGAACATTTAAAAAAAGAATTAAATGACAAAGAAGGGTCTTAGAGAATTAATCAGAACCACTATTCAAGAATACATGGGTACGGGTAGTAGTGGTGGAAACGCCACAGATGGTAATAATATTACCTCTCCTAGACCTTTTGCTGATGATAAAGATGAAATAGAAAATTATACAAATAAAAGCATATATGGGGGTGATGGAGGTCATTATAAACATGAACCAGCTTTTTCTAATCCTAATAGAACTAAAATGACAAAATTTTAAGATGAAAAAAAAAGACGTAATACAATTAGTTAAAGATGCAATTAATGAAGTGGGTGCTGACGCTTATGGAGATGCTACTTTAACTTCTCAGGGTCAATCTAAAAGTAGATTCACTAAAACAGGTAGACCACCAGGTGTAATGGAATTCCAACAACCAAAATCATTTGACCCAGATACTCTTGCTTTAGTTAGAGAAATGTTAGATAATGCTGATGTACACTATAATGAACTTGTTGGAGAAGATAGTAAAGTTTCATCATTTTTAGATAAAAGATCAGGTGGGACATTTTTTAAATTTCCACACTTTAATGGTGGACCAGGTATGTTTGGTAAAGAAACAGTAGATCGAATAGAAAGATCAAAAGCAGCAGCAAAACAAGCAGCACTTAAAACATACACTCAATTTAAAGAATACATAGAAGATTACGAAATATCAGATGCATCTCCATCAGGGGTTTATGGTAATATTTATTTATTTGTAATGTTTAATGATTTAGCAAAAGATTACACAGCACCAAAAGGGGGAACACAATCATCTCAATTTGAATCTATAGATGAAATTAAAGTTGATTATGATTTTTCTGAAAAAGAATTAGTAAGAATTATTAAACAACTTAAACGAGGCGCTTCCACTGAAGTAGATATGATTAAAGCATTTGAAAAATCATTAGGTAGAGAAATTACTGATAAAGAATTATTTAAAGAAGCACCTATGTTTAAAACAGATGTTAAACAAGATATGGCTCCAAAAGATATGGCTGGAAGAATTAAAAAAGTATTCGATAAAGTAAATGGAGCTAAAGATCCAGTACGTACACCAGAATGGCATAAAAACAGATTTGAAGATAAATATGGAATATCATTTCCTAAAGACTTAAAAGGTATAAATAAGGATCAGGCCTTAGCAATGAATAAATATGCAAATGATATGACTATAAGAGAAGAAGAAGGATCAGTAACAACAAACGACGCTGCAGAAGCAGAAAAATTAGCCAAAAAAGGCATAGACGTAAAACTAACAGACATGAATGAAGATTTAGACTTAGGACATCAAGACGATGAACCACACTCACTAAAAAAAGACTTATATAGAATAGCAAAATATGCTTCTGAATTATACAAAATGGTAGACAAGTATGATGATATGGAAGGTGAAGTAGATTTTCCACACTGGTGGCAAGCAAAAATAATTAAATCTAAAGATTACTTAGTAAAAGCTAAACATTATTTAGATGGAGAAGAAAAAGTTGGCCAACTTGACACTATGATGGAAGAATACATTAAAGAAAGAGAAAATACTTCTATCACTGAACATATGGAAAGTCATAAAAATAAAGCTATCCTTATGGAAGGCGCTATGAAAAAATTCTTTGAAGATTTTGATAAAGGAATGACAAATGAAGAAATTATTCAAGCTTATGCTACTAAAGGTATACAAGTACCAGAACAATTTTGTTCTACAGCTAGAAAACAATATGAAGGATATAAAAAATTAAAATTAGAATTAGAAATGAGTGAAAAAGAATTTAAAAACTCAGCTACTAAAATAATTAATAATCCTTCAGAAGCAACTACAGGAATGGAAATGGATGAAAAAGCTTTAGCATCTGGATTAACTCAAGAAAAATTAGACCCAGTAGGACAAGAAGATGATGACATTGATAATGATGGGGATGTAGATAAAACAGATGATTATTTAAAAAATAGAAGAAAAGCAGTAGCTAAAGCAATAAAAAAATAATGAAACAACTTAGAGAACACATTAAAAAAACAATTTCTACCTTAATGGAGGAAAAATATCCTGCACCACCAGAAATTGTAGATGCTTTAAAATTAGATTTAAGATTAAGTCCACTTATTAGATATGTAAAAGGATTAAAAGCAGCAAATACTGTTCCACCTTCATATGAAGTTCGTTTAGTAAATGGGACTTCATTTATGATTTATTTAGAACAATTTTCATTAATGGTAAAAATAGGTGGTAAAAAATATTTTTTAGGTGATATAGAAGAAAAAAACCTAGCAATAAAACAAATAAATAAATTACTAACGGACCCACAAATGGGCGGAGAAGAAGAAACAGGCGAAACTGGAGACACAGAACCAACAGACACACCTACAGACGAACCAGCTGAAGAACCAGCTGAAGAAGAACCAGAAGCATAATGTTAGATTTTAAAGGAGCATTAAAAGAATTATACTTAGACGCTAAGGAAAAATACGATATCCAAAAAGCGCCTAAACTTATCTTACGTCAAGACGAAGATAACGCTGAAAAACTGTTTGGTAGAACAGCTTATTATGCTCCTAACACACAAACAATAGTTTTATTTGTTACTGGTAGACACAATAAAGACATATTAAGATCATATTGTCATGAAATGATACACCATATACAAAATGAAAGAGGTGATCTTAAATTAGGTGATGCTTCTTCACCTACATACGCTCAAGATGATGATCATATGAGAAAAATGGAAATGGAAGCATATCTTAAAGGTAATTTACTTTTAAGAGATTTTGAAGATAATTTTAAATACGAATAGTTATGAGCATATTAGGAAAAATATTTAGTAGTGGAGCAGCCGACCTAGTAAAAGGTGTAGGCGGAGTTATAGATAACTTACACACATCTAAAGAAGAA